ATGTAGAAAAGTCCCGTTATGTCAAAGAAAAATCTAAAATCCCTGTTTCAGTATCTTTTGACGGTGGTATTAGCAAGTGGAGCGGCCTATTGGATATCGCTCTTGAATCCAAACATGTGGTAAAACCGAGCAATGGCTGGTATAGTAAAGTAAATTCTGAAACTGGTGAAGTTGAAGAAAAGAAATACCGTGAGAAAGATACCAATACATCGGAGTTCTGGACTTCAATCTTGGCAGACCAAACATTCCAAGAATATGTGTCAAACAAATATGGTGTTGCTACTGGTAGCATCATGCAGGAAGAAGAATGATAGAAGGTGTGGATTACTGTTTCATTTACCCTAAAGGTGATGAAACTATAACCCACATCAAACTACTTAACGGTAGTTACAAAGATGTGGTGTTCAAATATGGTAAAGTAAAAATAACGGAAGAAGTTGATGGGCCCCATTTACATTTCGCTTTTGATGTGTTAGAATCACCAATCGTGAAGCCTAAAAAACTTATGGATGATGTTAAATTCAAGAACTATCTTGGTGATATGTTGGTTGAATTGATGAGTGACAATGTTGATGGGGATATTATAGATGAAACTAGAACAAACGATACTGAAGAACCTGATTTACTCAGATGAATACCTGAGAAAGGTTCTTCCTTTCCTAAAGAGTGAATACTTCACCGACCGAGCAGAAAGACTAATTTATGATGAGATTAAATCATTCACAGAAACTTACAATAATGCACCAACGTCTGAAGCGCTTGTATTGGCCATCCAAGAAAGGCGAAATCTCTCAGATGCAGAAGTGGAAAAGTGTCAAACTACTATCCAAGAAATTGAGAAAACTAAAGGAGAGAAATCCCAAATTCAATGGCTTACTGACAAAACCGAACAATTCTGTCAAGAAAAGGCCATCTACCAGGCAGTATTGGGGAGCATTTCTATTCTTGAAGGAAAAGACAAAACGCACGACAAAGGTCAGATTCCCAAAATACTATCAGACGCTTTAGCCGTAACTTTTGATACTTCAGTTGGCCACGATTATTTGGAGAACAGTGATGAACGATATGAATTCTACCACAGACACGAAGAACGAATTCCGTTCGACTTGGACTATTTTAACAAAATCACAAAGGGTGGGTTACCTGGTAAAACTCTTAACATTGCTCTGGCTGGTACTGGTGTGGGTAAATCTCTTTTTATGTGTCACGTTGCCGCTGGTGCTATGTCACAAGGTCGTAATGTTCTTTACATCACAATGGAGATGGCTGAAGAAAAGATTGCCGAACGTATTGATGCAAATCTCCTTAATGTTACATTGGATGATTTGACAAGTCTTCCAAAAGATATGTATGACAAGAAGGTTGAAAAACTTAAAGCAAAGACTACTGGTAAACTTATCATCAAAGAATACCCAACCGCATCGGCATCCGCAACACATTTTAGGTCTTTATTAAATGAACTCAATCTTAAAAAATCATTTCGTCCTGACATTATCTTTATTGATTATCTCAATATATGCTGTAGTTCTCGTATTAAAGCCGGAGCAAACATCAACTCCTACACCTACGTTAAGTCAATTGCAGAAGAACTGCGTGGCCTTGCCGTTGAATACGGAGTTCCAATTGTATCTGCTACACAAACAACACGTTCAGGCTTTACCAGTTCCGATCCCGGACTGGAAGACACAAGCGAGTCTTTTGGTTTGCCCGCTACCGCTGACTTGATGTTTGCTTTGATTACGTCCGAAGACTTACAAGAACTTGGTCAAATCATGGTGAAACAATTGAAGAATCGTTACAATGATCCTACAATGTATAAACGCTTTACTATTGGTGTTGATAGAGCAAAGATGAAACTATACGATGTTGAACAATCTGGTCAAGATGGTTTGGTTGATGCTGGTATAGTTGAAGCTGCAACCAATGTAAAGAAACCAGGTAAAAAATCATTTGATGGATTTAAGGTATAAATATTCTCATTTAAGGTGAGAGTATGGCACAACAAGGTTTTCAATATGAGGTTAATGCATGTGATGTGTTAAAGCCAATGGGATTTGTACCTAAAGATTTTAGACCTGCTGGAGCCGGTCACAACCAACCAGACTTGATGTTGTTATATAAGGGCAAAGAAGCTGGTTGTGAATTAAAAATTACAGCCGCCTCGGCAGGTTCATTAGTATTAAAATATAATGGAACAAATAAAAGAAATCCTTGGATGTTCGGTAAGATTGATGCATCTGATGAGGAAAAAATCTTCATTCGTGATTTAGCTGAAGAAATCGGTCTTTTTTCTTTAATCAAAAAACAATGGAAAGAAGTTCCATTCAAACGTGAAGATAAAGATGCATTATGGAAAGCTACAGCAGGCAAGTTGACAAAGAAACAACAATATGAAAGAGACCGTGACACTTTTCCAGACATTCGTGGTGAGATTCCTGCAACAAAGATTGAAGAATACTATAATAAGAAAGATACATACTATGTAAATGTTGGAACTCATGGTTTTTATTTGATGGGTAGTAAAAATCCATTAAAGTTGGAGAATGTGCCATCATTTGGTTCTTCTGCTAAGGCCACATATAGAGCGAGAGTTCAGTATAAAGGTTCAGACAATTATCAGTTCACTTTTGAGATGCAATTTTCTATTCCATCTGCAAGTAAATCTGAGTACAATATAGCACCGGTAGATGGAAAAACGGTTAGAATTTTAGAAAATAAATTAAATTTGAGTTGTTTTATTTAAGATAGGATTTTTGTTATGACAGCAACAGTGATTATACCAACAACAGGCACACCAGACCTGAAAAAAGCAATTGAAAGTGTTCTCTCGCAAACATACCTAACAACTTGTTATGTTATATGTGACGGTGAACAAAACCGTGGTAAAGTTAATGTTATCACCAGTGAGTATGGTGATAAAGTTAAAGTGGCATACTTACCAATCAATGTTGGTGCAAATGGTTACTATGGACACCGTGTATATGCCGCATTCACACACCTAGTCAATACCGAATATCTTTTATATTTGGATCAAGATTGTTACATGGACAAAAACCATGTGTTCACACAAATTGAAAACATCAGAAAGAAAAAACTAGACTGGTCCTATTCATTGAGAAAGATTGTAGACAAAGATGGTAACTATCTCTGCAATGATGACTGTGAATCCTTGGGTAAATGGAAATGTTTTCAGGATTACCATCATATAGACACAAATTGCTATTGCCTTAAAACGGAAATTGCGATAAGATTGGCAAGTGCATGGCATGGTGGATGGGGACAAGATAGGGTATTTCTAAATGTTCTATCTTCACATTTTACAAACTATGATTGCACAGGTGAATATACAATGAACTATAAACTTGCTGGTAATGAAGGTTCTGTTAAACCAGATTTCTTCTTGCACGGTAATGAAGTGATGAATAATCGTTATGGAGAAAAGTTGCCGTGGAGAAAATAATTAACAAGCATGATTGGTACAAGATATCACAAGATTTCTTAAATGCAGAACCATTTCATCATGCAGTGATTGATAACTTTTTTGTTGAAGAAATTGCTCGTAGTATCTTTGATGGCATGCCAGGATATGATGAAAACACAGATGCAAAGTATGACAATGCAATTGAAAAGAAACGCACGATACAAAACTGGACCAAGTTTTCTAAAAATGTATATAAGGCAATGTCGTGCCTTGTAAACGAACCTTTTGTTGGAAAGCTTGCATATTTGGCCAATGATTTTGATTTGGTTCCTGATTATGGACTGCACGGCGGTGGTATTCACATGCACCAAGCCGGTGATTACTTAAATGTTCACCTTGATTATGATATACATCCTAAGATGGACATGAGGCGCAAATTGAATCTTATTGTTTACTTGAATCCTAACTGGAAAAAGTCTTGGGGTGGTAACATAGGTCTTTGGTCGCATGATGAAGAAACACAACAACCAAAGAAATTGATTAAGTCTATTTGGCCAAAGTTCAATCGTGCAGTATTGTTTGATACAACACAAAATTCTTGGCACGGTGTGACTGAAGGTATTACTGCACCCGAAGGACAATATAGAAAGAGTTTGGCCACATATTATCTTGTTCCAGCAGAAGACATAGATAATAAGAGACAGAAGGCTCTGTTCGTTCCACGTGAAGAACAAGAGGGTGATGATAGTGTTATGGACTTGATTAAAACTAGGTCAGGATATTGAAATGAAGAATTTAATTATTGGTGGTTATACAAATTACGGAATCAATCAACTCAAACCTTGGGTGTTGTCTGCATTAGAAGTTGCGGGAGATGATACTGATGTTGTATTGGTTGCAGGTAATACAACACAAGCCACGGTTGATTGGCTAATTAAACAAGGTGTATTTGTTGTACCTATGAAGATGGTACAAAACATTCCACCTCATGTATTGCGTTTCTTGTCAATTTATGATTACTTGTATTCTAATTGGCAAAACTATGAGTATGTTGTGACTACAGATGTGAAGGATGTTTACTTTCAATCTAGTCCTTTTGACATAATGAAAAGCATGGAAAATCTTGGAAACAATCTTGTAATCGCATCTGAAGGATTGAAATACAAAGATGAACCATGGGGTGATGATAACCTCAAACAAGCATATGGTTCTTATGTTTATGAACAATTCAAAGACAACGAAATCTTCAACGTTGGAACATTCGGTGGTACATCCGAGTATGTAAAAGATATGGTGTTCAACATTTTCACCAATGCAACCAACAGGCCAATTCCTATCTGCGACCAAGCTGTGTTCAATGTTTTAATCAATACACAACCATTCAAAGACATTACACAAACAACCGTTGATTGGGCTTGTGAGGCCGGCACGGTTGTAGACCCATCTAAAATTGATTACTTTAGACCAAACTTATTGTGTGATGAACCAACAGTTAAAGATGGTTTAGTCTATTACAAGGATCAGTTATTTCCAATCGTACATCAATATGACCGTGTACCAGAATGGAAGAAGTTTGTCCAAGAAAAATATGGACAAGACAATGAATCGCAAATGTTTATCTATAGGACCGCATGATGAGTGATACAATTACCTTTAATACAGTGACACAAGCTTTTGGAGTTCAACAAATGTTCAAATGTTCAGGATATGGCCTTGGTGAGATGATTAAAGATATGTCATCAGTCAAGGGTTTAGAAATTGGTTGTGACATTGGTGATACCACCAATTTCTTATTGGACATTAATCCTAATTTAGATTTAACATCAGTTGATCCTTATGAAAATTATGTTGATTGGAATGGTCGGCCATTGAATGAACGCCAACATGTTTTTGAAACCATGACCAATCGTATGGAAAAATTTAATGAAAGATTTCACCATATTCGTAGGACATCCGATGATGCAGTTGAATTATTCTTAGATGAAGAATTTGACTTTATCTTTATTGATGGTTTACACACATATGACCAATTAACCAAAGATTGTGCAAATTATTATTCCAAATTAAAAACAGGCGGCATCTTTGCTGGCCATGATTTTACAGCAATTGAAGGTGTCAATAGAGCCGCTAAAGAATTTGCTGAAAAAATCGGCAAAGAAATTCTAACAACCGAATGTGATGTGTGGTATTGGTTAAAATGAAAAATTGTATAGTATTATCAGGTCAATACAGAACCTTTGACAAAACTTGGGAAAACATTAAGACATACATTGATGCAAATGAAATGGATGTTTATTGTCATTTGTGGTCAACCGATGAACAAGAAATTAAAAATGTTCAAGAACGATTGAAACCCACAAAGTTCTTGGCTGAAGACTTTTCACAATATGAAAATGTTTTTATGGATATTGAAAGGCGAGCCCATGCCGCCAATCCAAAACCAAAAACTATTGATAGCATTTCCAAAAACGCATCAATGAACTATGGCAGATTCAAAGCTTTTGGTTTGATTGATGACATTGAATATG